TTTGATATCCCACACACTACCCAACATCTCCAATTATATAATTATTTTTGCATCATCCGATGATGATTGCAATTATGTATTTATGTAATTTTCCATTGCCAAAGTTTTCTTACCCTTTATTAGGGGCTCTTTTCGCATTGTAATGAAGTGCTGGTTACACTTTATTTGACTATATTTCTGAATCCATAAACTGTTCTTAGCAGCGGTTTGTATATTTTCGGTAAATATCCATAAGTTGCTTGTTTTGTTGTACAATTTGATGATAATTACTACTTTTGAGTAGTAAGATATCGTATTTTGTAATCAGACCAGTGGTTTGTATTCTTTCCATTTCCTCAATGTTAACAAACCAATACATGCATAGTCCACATGTATTTAGCTTTTTTCTTCGTTATAGCAGACTACTATAACAAAAAACAATATTTTACTCGTTTGGAGTTATTTCCAAACGCTATATATAGCCAATATATAGTCCATAACAATTTGTATCATTTGATACATTTGCGCTGCTTGGCAAGCAGCAATCCTCCTCACAATCGTTATATGTAGAGGGAGTCTGGCGTATACGGTTCAGATAACCTTCCTTACAACGAGAGGAAAAGTTGGAGTACTTTAAACTCATTGTAGTATATTACAATTAAAATAATATGCATTCGAGTTCATGTTAGTAACACTCGTCTTAAGGATTTAAAACTAACCAGCTGTAATAGGCTTTATGTTGAAACAACATGGATTGTTCACTTAAAAATGGTGGTAAACCACTCGCCCAACAGAGCGTATCTGGCACCAACAGCGTTACCCTTACTCCTGAACCTTTACACTTAGATAGCGAACTTAAGTGTAGAAATCCGAGAATATTAAAAACATTAGCTAACTCCTATAAAAATTTGGAGCCTAGTGATGATGATTCTGATATTATAGATAGTGACAGCGATGATATGCCAGATCTTGATGAATCCATCAATACTCGTAGGTACAAATCCAAAGTTTTAAACCCTAATAAAACACTAACACCAACCACATCACGCCGTGCACTTGGTACAAAAGCTTTTGGTACGAATTATAAGTATTCAAAAGCTCCAACACACCCCATTACACGGTTAGATCCTACTAAACCATTAGTACCTCCTAGTCTCACAAGAAGTGCTCAACACGAGTATAGGAAAAATACTGGTGCTCAACATTTAAATGTTATGAACTATAAAGATGTTCTCCAACATCGTGATAGTGCTTCATCCGTATCCTCTAGTTGTATTATCGGTAGTGATACTGATGAAGATCAAGATCCTGATTCGTGGTTTAGTAAAGAAGAAACTGCATTTTTAAATAATGAAGTCTCTGGTAACAAGGTTATATTTGATAGAGTTAATCCTTTTAACTTTGATAAGAATCCTTTTCCAGCCTGGGACGATATGAAAGCCTTCACAAAATTTTTACAACCTCATCAGGAATATGTTAACATGGTTATACATGTATACGGTTTTTGGCGTGATATTAATAATTTTCAAAGTGATAGTAAAGTTGCACACGTTTCTAATGTTGTGTTTTCTTGCCTTCGTCTTTTATCTGTTTATTTTAATATTACAGATGTTGTAACTTTTATGTCCACTATTTTCAAAGGATTACCAGCGAAGAGTGTTCTTGAACCTCAAAGTGGTTTTCCTTCAGAATTTATCGATTCCTGGGAAGTTTTAGCAACTGGTGAATTATCTCAGAAAATGACCAGAGTTTTAGTTGGGGTCATTACATGTCCTTTAACCAAGAAATTTGGTCTTAATTTTACTGAGTATGGCCTTGATAATTTAATCAATATCAGAGGTAGTAAGATTAAATTCACTACAGCTCCTGAGTTAATTAGAAGTAGTTTAGATTTCATTGTTTCATTTGCCAACACTGGTTATGAATGTTTTGTTGAAAAATCTTTACAACCAGCATTAGTTAGAAATAGACAAGTTCGAGAGTGGATGAGAGACTTTGAAAGCGTTATGCTAGAAGTAACTGAGAAAGCTACTAACCCTACTTTTTCTGCACCAGCAGTATTAGAGAAAATGGGTTATTTATCTGCTCGGGGAGCTAATTTATTACAATCATATGGTAAGGAAATAGGACCTTTATGGAAAACTCTAATGGACGTTCGTCTAAGACTTATTAAGGAACATAACGTTACAAGTAATCGTAAACCACCCTTTTCTGTATTAATATATGGTACTCCTGGTATTGGTAAATCTGCAGTTGTACAAACGGTAGCCACCATTTACCAGCGAGGTATGGTTAAGCACAATATTTATCCCGATCTCCTTTGGGATCCACAAAAGAATATGTATACTTTCAATGTGAAGGATGATTTCTGGAGTGGTTATAAAGGAGCTCAACAGTGGTGTATATTACTGGATGATATTGGCCGCGAACATGTTAAACATGTTGCTGCTGGTAAGATTACATCTATTAATGAGATTATTGATGTTGTTAACACTGTTGGCATAGCCACTAACCAAGCTGATTTACAAGATAAAGGAACTATTCCTTTGATTCCCAAATTGGTTATTGCTACCACAAATACAAAGAATTTAAATGCTTCTCATGCTGTGGCTGAAGAATCTGCTGTTTTAAGACGTTTCCCTATTGTCTTACAACCCATTCTGAAACCAGAATATCTAGATGAAGAAACTGGTATGATGAAAAAGTTAGACACAGTTGTTCATGATGCGTGGGATTTTAGAGTTGAAAAGATCAAACTGATAGTTAGAGGTGATCTTGGAAGTGAAAAAGTTGTTACTCATAGAGTAATTATCCCAGGTGCTGATGGTGGCTTGATGTCAGGAGCAGAATTATCAACATTCCTTGTTAATGAAGCTCTTAAACATGAGAAATCTAGTGAAGTTATGTTAGCAAGTAATGTTGTTACTAAGGATGTTGATGTTTGTGAACATGATGTTCTTTCCTATTACAAGTGTAAACAATGCACTTTGGAGCCACAAGCTTGGATGAACATTTTTACCAAGAAGAAAGAGACTTTTGGTGAAAAATGTAAGCGTAAAGTTCTTCACTGGTGTGTTGATAATTTACCTGTTGATATGTATATGGATGACGTAATGAAGCATTACTCAGTGAGAGATCATTTACGAGTAGCACGTGAGCGTCTTAATAAACGTGAAGACAGGAGAATTGTTGATTGCCGTAAGGCTATCGCTATTTTTGGTTCATGTACCTTGGCTACCATATTAGCTTCCTATTTGTATAAATATTTTAAACAACCAACATTAGAGACACAATCTGCTAAGAATATATGGAGTATTTTAGCATCTAATAATATTGATTTTACATTACCAACCACTCATAAATCCAATAACTTGGAAGAGTTACGTTCTAGTCTCCGTAGAGGCACCTTCCGTATTGCTGTCAAGCATAATGGTAGAACACAAGAAGTAACCGCTTTAAGTGTACGTGAAGGATGGTATGTAACATTATCACATATATTTTTGAGTGGTGATAAATGGCAATGTATTGCTAGTTACCCTGATGTGGTAGATGGTACATATTCTTTGAAGGGTCAAATAGGTTTTTCGTTAACTAAACGAGAACTAACTTTTCTTCCTAATGACTTGGTTATGTTTAATAGTTCCAATTTATTACCTCGTAAAGGTTTGTTTCAATTTTTTCCTAAGAAGATTGATAAGAGTGGTAGGAATTTTATGATTTTTGACCCTCGAACTGATATTCTAGGTTCTGGTGAATCAACAGGTATGACTAGTGTTGAATATAAAACAGATTATGGTAAATCCATTCGTGGCGATTTTATGAATGCTAAACGCTTAGATAGACATCCCTTAAAAGGTGATTGTGGGAGTGTGGTGATATCTGAAGCTATGGGGGGTTACTATATTTCTGGTATACATTGTGCTGGTACACCTGGTGGATCAAGTGCTCGTATGATAGTGACTCAGTTATCACAGGAACTTCTTGAGCGTGAAACACCTGTATTAGCTATGTCAGAATATGTTGATTTTTCTCTCATACAGGCAGGATCTAAACGTAGTGGTAAATTAATGAAACCACATGAATCTAAGGGCGTTCATCACTGGGTACAAGGTTTTGGTTTACCTTTGGGTTCTTATGGTGGTAGAGTAACAAGTACATCTAAAGTTAAACGTTCCATTATACATGATAAAATCTGTACTACTTTTAATTATCATAACACTCTGGTGGCACCACTAATGATACCAGAGTTTATTAATGGTCATTGGTATAATCCTTTCTCAGTGGCTGCAGAAGATCAAGCTAATATTACACCCC